TGCTGGACCTTTAATTACGATTCCGTGAGAGTTTTGCTCGCAATTTAGTTTGAATTGACCTGAGCCTTTTGTTGAGTTGCCCTTGAAGACAACGACACCGCTGCCGTTTGGATCAAGATTAACGTCGCCGTTTGACGCACTCGTAATGCTGTAAGTGTTTACATCGAGATTGCCGCCTAGCTGCGGGTTAGTGTCTGCCGAAACGCTTGTAATCCCAGAACCACTTCCACTGGCCGCAATCGTGATGCTGCCACTGTCGTTGGTAATACTGATGTTTGTACCAGCAGTAAGCGTAGAGGCTGTGTAATTCGTACCATTACCAATCAACAACTGACCGTTGCTTGGCGCGGTGGATAGGCCCGTTCCACCGTCACCAATACCAAGGGTTCCAGTAATTGCAGTTGCGGCAAGATCTACTGCAAGCTCATTACCCTCGCCTTCGATTACTAGGCCGCCATTGGCTTTTAAATCGACGCTGACTTCAGAGCCGGTTACGTCAATACCGTTGCCAGCCGTTGGAGCGGATCCACCACCACTGCCGCTAACTTCAACAACCGTTCCACCGTCCGTCTTAGTAAACACACCACCGTCAGTGGTGTTAATGGCAAGTTCGCCTACAACAAGATCATCAACGCCAGGATCGGTCGTCCCCCGTTTGTGCTTGATCGTATTTGCCATCAGTAGGTGCCCCCATCAATGTCTAGGTTACTCACTGTCTCGTTTTCTAGAAAAGTCACGAGGTCGCTTAGTGCAACTTGAACCATCGTTCCATTGTCATTGATAACCATACGATCCGCTGCGGCCAACGTCGTTGAAGTAGCAGCTGTGCCGCCGTCGAGGATATTCAGTTCATCAACGGTTGAAGTCAGACTTGCCAGCTTCGTAACTGGCAGCGTTCCAGTGATCGCAGTTGCACCAAGGTCAAGCGCAAGTTCATTGGCTTCACCTTCAATAACCAAGCCGCCGTTGGCTTTCAGATCAACGCTGATTTCAGATCCACTGATGTCAATGCCATCACCGGCAGTGTTTGTGTCGCCTTGACTGCTGGTGGCGTTGATCGTAATGCTGCTTGTATCGACACTCAAACTGACGTTGGTTCCAGCCGTTAAGGTTTTTAGGTCGTAGCCAGTGCCATTGCCGATCAGTATCTTGTTTTCTGCTGGTGCGGTTGTTAAACCGGTGCCGCCGTAAGCAACTCCAACTTCTGTGCCGTTCCAAACACCTGTCCCAATAGTTCCGACAGAGGTAAGGCTTGAGCTGACAACAGCGCTGCCAAGCGTAGTGGCGTTAAGAACCGAAACACCGTTAATCTTAAATTCTTTGCCAGAAGCAAGATCAATGTCTTGGAAGAATTCAATCTTGTCAGCTTCAATCTCAAGCTGTGTCGTTAGCGTTCCAGCCGCTTGAACCTGGAATCTAAGTGTGCCGTCTTCTCCATCAACAGTTCTGTCTGCAATTTGTGCTTGAATCGCCGCGTAACTGAGCTGCCGGTCGGCCTCTGTTGCGTCGTTATTGTTGCCTTTAAAAAAGACTGTGCTTAGCAAGTCATTGTTTTCACCGACACCGCCATTGCGATGACGGTACAGCGTAATATCTGCACCTGACGCATTGTCGGTATTTGTGCACTCCAAGCGTAAAAGCTCAGTCTCGTTATCTGCATTCGTTGTATGGATTGGCGCTTCAGGAGCTGCTTCGTTGATGCCTACCTTCTTCCCCTGCAACCGAAGAGCGGTAAAAGAGCTACCTGCAACTGTTGTATTGAAATCAATCCGACCGTCTTCAGAAGCGTCAGTCGTGTCAACAATTCCAGCGGTAATTTCAGCATAAGAAGCTGTTCCGTCAGCGCTGTCTTTGCCCCTGAATTCAAGCGTGCCAAGAATGTCATTAACAGCGGGCGATGCAGAGTTGCGATACAGAACAAAGTTTGGCCCCTCTCCAGAACCAGCTTCGCTGTTTTCAATAATTACATCGTCACCGGTTGTCGTTTTAAAGGTGTGGAACTGAGCGCTTGCCGTCCCACTACCGATTTGAAATCCTGTTGTAGTGAACTTGGAGTTCAGTGCATCGTTAGTGCTAATTGCAATTTCATCTGCAGCACTGCGGAAAAAACCAGTAGCGTCACTGTCGCCAGTGAAGCCAAATGATGGTGCGTCTACCGCGCCAACAGGCAGCTCAGTAAACAGCGTGCTGAACTCAATTTTTTTATTCTTTGCCGAATCGTTTGATTCAGAAGAATCCAGAACCAAGAAAACATCGTCTGACGCTGGTGCTGTCAGTGCGGTCAGTGCGGAAAGCTTGCGGTTAGCCATCAGTTTCCAGCCTCCAGAGCAGCGACTTTGATTTCAAGGGTCTCGATGCGGTCCATAGCCTCTTGCAAGGCTTTGACTGCCTTCATGTACAAAACAGAATAGGCAACTGTCTTTGTAGTTGTTCCTAGGTTGTTTCCGTCATCATCCTCGTCATTTATGCTCTTGACAAGCCCCGGCGAGACTGATTCAAGCTCTTGTGCTATGACGCCGATTTGCGTGTAAGTTTCAAACCCCGTTTCGGCCTTGAAGTTGTAGTTGCGAACCCTGATGCCCTTAATGTCGTCCCACTGAGAATTAGCATCGACAATATTTTCTTTTAACTTGCTATCTGAAAGCCCGCTGTATCTGTTGTTAGTGTTTTGTACATCTCCATCACCCCTAACCTGACAGATGCCTGCGTTTCCTGTCATTTTAAAAACGTTATTTCCGCCGCCAGTGTTTCTGCTTACATGATGCAATCCATTATGGTTGAATTTAAAACTTGTGTTATCAGATGCTGGATCGCCGTTTTTGATCGTCTTTTCAAATAAAGCGTGGTTTTCGTTTAGCGTCAAACGAGTTACGCTATTTGTCAAAAACAGCAAATCATTTACCCCGGAACAGCTAATTTTTAAATTATTTGAAGTGTTGCCAATGTGTCCAATTACTTGAGTGCTGTTGTGAATCTCTATGGCATTACCGCTACTCTGCAGCCTTGACGTTCCATTAACATGAAACGTTTGAGCTGGAGAGGCTGTGTTTAAGCCAACTCTTCCGTTATTCTTAAAAGTAAGCCGCTGCGTGCCATTAGTTACAACACTAAAGTCGTCGGCGGAATTTCTTTTTAAGCCTGTGTTTGTGTCAGATGCAAAAGCAATTCCAGGTTTGGCGTTTGTCCCGTCAATGATGTATTTCTGGCCGCCGATTTCGTTGAGCGTAATCCACGCACTGTTATCGCCATTGCGCTGCTTCAGTAATGGAGGGTCAACGCTGGTGTCGACGTATTGCTGATATCTATAAACTGTTGTGTTTTCCCTGTTCGCCAGGTTTCCGCTGTAATAGTTCTGAGTAGCGATTGCTAGCAGCAACGAGTTCAAGTTGGAACGGAAGGTCGCACCACTTGAATTAGGAATGTTGTACTCGTCGTAGGCAGCCATTTTTAGGTTTGCTCAGAGCCAAAGCCAGAAGCAGCGTACTTGAAATCTCTGCTCACCACAGTCCCCCCAGAGGTCTTGAAGCGAATAGTGAACCCAGTGCGTGCCGTGGATACAAGCTCATAATAGTCCCCGCTAGCAAGGCCTAAAGCTGTAATGGCGATTGAGGGTGTCTGGTAAAAAGCATTTGTAAAAACAACCGCATAACCATTCGCGTTGTTTCCAGAGGTGTAATACCCCGGATTCGTCGTGTTGCCCGTAGCGGGAGTGTTTTCTGTTCTTCCAGGTATTGACAGCTTGTAGCCCAACTCAGTGACCAAAGGAGTCCTGTCAGACTGCTCGCTTTCCAACTCCGCCTTGAACTGGAACGTGCGACCAACAAACGTTGCTTTGTTCAGAGCAGTCCAATCGCCAAACGACAAAGAGGACTCTGTTTGCAACTTATAGTCATTGCCCTCAGTGCTGTCTTCCAGTAACAAAACATCACTTTCGAACTCAAGCGCAATAAACTCATCGGTTGCGACTGAATCAGATGCGCGAAAGTAAACAGCTGCTGAAGTGCCTTCCGGAACAGCACCGTCCCACTCCTCCCAGGTGTCTACTAATGCGGTCCTATCATCAATTAAGTCACTAGGGTATAAACCTCTAGATTTTAAAATTCTTTCGAGCACTACGTCAAACTTGCCCGGCAATTCTTCGGTCGACTCGAACTCATATTCACCTTTGAACAGGCCGATAACTTGCTCAGTAGCAGAAACAGTCAAGCCGCTGTTTGCACTGTCGTATGAAACTTCTTTGCGGTTCCCTGCAAATTGATTGGTCTCCTCGCGCTGCTCTGTAACTAAAAACTTTGACTGCGCGTCTGGAATGTCAATGACAGCGCTTACCTCTGAAAAACTTTTCTTTTTGCTTATAAGATTTTTTAGCTTTAAAATATACTCGCCATTCAGAAGATCGACAACTGCCGAGGTCGCTGTTGCGGGCACTTCTGCCATTCGTGTTGAATCAGCAAAACTACCCGTACCATCTGTTTTGTCGGAATGTCGAATGATTACAGTGAAGTTACTTAAATTCCTGCCTCTTGGTGCAACCCATTCAAGTCGAGCCTGCGTTGCGTTAATGGGACTAATCGTCAAGTCACTAACATTTGCAGCTATTTCTGTCTCGGTGTCAATATCAGGTATTGAAGGTGCTGCTTCTGATACTGCTTTGTTATAGGCCGATTTTTTGACAGGAAAGCCTAGCCCAACAGCTCTTACCTGTACTTCTAATTTTTGACCTGGGCTAATATCGTCAACTTCTAGAAAATTTTTCTTAGTGTTGAGACTGTTGAAGCTTCCTTGTCCTATCCGATACTTGACGTCGAATGACTCCGTAAGCCCTGTCTCCCCAGGGATTTGCGTTCCTACAGTCCAAGACGCTATCGCTCGATTAGTAATCGAACCGCCTTTTTCGATTGGGATGAAATCGATTGGCATCAGATGTGTGGCATCGGTGGCCTGTTGTCAACGATCGTCACCTCTTCAAACTCTAGCTCGCCTTCTTCGTCCACAGCAGAATAAATACTGTCATTAAATTCCACGCCTGTAATCGCGAACGTTCCATCACCGTTCTCTGCAACAGACAAGCAGCGAAACTTTTGTTCCTTCCCACTGTCTGTACTAATTGAATATACGCCCTGAACTAGCGGCGCTGCACTAAATGCAGAACTGACAGCCACCGTCGTGCCAGAGGTGTTGTTTATATCGATAGCCTTGCTTTCAACAGCTCCATTACTTAATACACACGTCAGCACAGGGTTGGCGCCTGTTAACACAAGGGACTGGTCTGCCACGATTGTTGTTGTCGTAGAGCTGTTGATTCGTCCCGACAAACGCTTGCGAGCACGCAGCTCATCTTGCACGGCAAAGACTTGTCCTGGGAAAACAAGAACACCTTCAAGGCCAACAGAAAAAGTAACTGTCTTTGAGTCCAACTCTTCAGCTTTCATCATCCATCGCCCCAGGCGTCGTGCTTGCTTTTTAGAGGTGCAGCCAAACGCTAAAACTTCTTTGACTTGATATCCATACTTTGAAATCAATTCAGAGTCTTCAATGCAAACAATGTTCGGTCTGTAAAAACTATCCGGATCGATATAGCGGATCCTAATGCTTGTACTGCGTGTCTTCAAAGAAGACCCGCTGTAAGTAAACGCACCTTCGATCACGTTAGAGTTGGAGAAAACATGAACTGCATCAATATCAGAACCATCTAAGTTGCCATGATCCGCAGTCAGCTGAATTGTATTGGACTGCCAATACATCATCGCTCTAAAAATACTTGCAAAGTCTTGCAATACCGTAAAAGCTTGCACTTGAGACGACACTTGCACGTTGCAGGCGAACCGCGGCTCACCATCCACTTGCTGATTACAGTACCGCGCCAACGGGTACAAATCCACCCAGCTCAAGTCGGTTGTGTTTACAAAATGCCCAGCTCCAAAACGTTTATTTGTAAGAAGATCGTAAAATATGCAAACAGGACAAGTCGTCCAAACTGCGTCCGCTGCTAAATAGCCATCAAACGATCCTTGAAACTCAAGGCTTCCATCGTCTAGCACGATGGCATTGTGGGGGACTCTAACTTTTTTGCCCCGCACCAAATACGACCTAGTTGGAAGGCTCTGAAATTCTTCCGTCGAGATGCTCATGCCGACACAGGCTGAATACGGGTAAGCCGTTCTGATATTTTTATGCGGAACAACAGCTGTCCAAACAAGACGATTTCTTCGCCCGTTTTGCAACGGATCTCTTTTGGACTTGTCCTCAAACTCACCGAACGTAGCTTTAAATATGTCTTGATCGATGTCCTCAGCATCGCTCCTGTTGAATGGAATTTTACCTTCGTACTTACCTTCACCATCCGGATACTTGCGAACTCTTATGTTCCAAGGGCCGCGACCAAATTGTTTCAAGTCGATCCCGTTAATTGCGTATTGGTAATTTGTTGTACTAATCCCTTCAATGAAGAAAACATTGTTTGCCGGAGGCTTAAAGTCTTCACTTATACTCGCGACTTTTGTTTTTTTGACTCTTTTAAATGCGCTTCCAGAGCCTACAGCCTGCACAAAAACATCAAAAAATATCACAGCATCGAAAAGCTGCCCTTTGACAAGGCCTTCTTGAGCAGTAGAAAAAAGTGCTGGAACTGTAAAAAGAAGGTCAACGCTATCAACGTCAGTGTCTTCAACCTGGAAAGTCTTTACGCCTGCGCCATAATCGCGAGTTTTAACTAGCTTGTCTTTATTAAATGTTTCTTCGTAGTTTTTCCCTACTTCGCCTTCTTGTACTTGCAAAATAGATGCAGCCCTCCCTTTTGCTTGAGGCAAATAGCCTTGCTCTCTTGCTCCGTTTCTTAGCTGATAGGTTACAAGCTCTGGGCTTACTAGGTCTTGCTCTCCGCCGTCTGCATCCGGCATAGTTCTAAGCGGCGAATCATTTAAATAAACTCCTGTACGACTACCTTCAATCCCGTCAATTGGACCTTCGCAAAGCAGGTCAACGATCTTGATTGCTGATGAAGAATTGAGTCCCATGATTAAGATTCGCTCAGGCCCCCTGTGGCGTTTTGGTCGTCATCTTCAAAAAAATTGTAACCTGCGGCTCGCACCATCAATCTCTGCCCTTCCGTGGCATCTGTATCGATAATTCTGATCGAAGGATCCAGCGTGGTGTCACCGTCTTCGGCGCCGCTATGACCGTATGCTATTGCATGTGCCCACTTATAGTCTTGTGAATCTTTAAGCAGTCCCTGTATCGTCACTCGCGCCTTAGCGAAAGTAGGAGATTCACCGCTATAATTGCGTTTTTTCACAACAATTTCATACGTCACAAAAGCAGGAACCGTTTGACCCCCGATAACTCTGGACAAACCTTTGTCTATTTCAAGAAAAACTTGAAAGTTTCTAGGACGCCTCGTATTTTTCCCGTATTCCTGTATGTCTGTGGCAAACTCAATGCTATTTCGACTTTCGAAGAGAACTTCTTCGTTCGGCCTTTTTTTGTTATCTCCACTATATTTAAGGTTCGAGTCTTGATATCTTCTAGTTCTTGTTCCGTTGTGGGACCGGAATTTAAACTTGGGCTTTTCTCCGTTAACTGTTACTGACGAGGCACCGGTTAATCCAAAAAAATCACCCGTAGGGCTGCTTTCGCTTGTTACGTCAACTCTTGAAGAGACTAAATGGCTGCCGACAAGCAGCCTGCCATACACGAGAGGCACCGTTGCGCCAACCCCAACTGTGTTTGCTGCACCGCTAAAAGCGTATGACTGCTCTCCTGAGTAAGCACGCGAGACGCTTTGAGGGCCTGAAGCATTGTTGCTTTCCCCACGAGAAGTTCTATTCGTTAAATTAGGAATAATGGGCTGTGGCGAGAGAAGTTCTGCCGTGCCTTGCAGCGCAAGGCCTGCACCAAGACTGAAAAGAGCAGACGCAGCAAAAGCCCCAACCCCAGGTATGAACGACGCTGCGACCAAGCCAATTCCAATAAAAATCTTTCCTATGCTTCCGCCACTGCCAATGACCACAGGACTCAGCACAAGATCATTTTGCCCTAAAGGAAGGTGTAGATCCTCCTCTCCTAAAAACTCGCCAGCCTGCACCAACGTGTATCCGATGCCATGCGTATGTGCCTCAAGAAGCTCTTTCTGGAACTCAGGCTTGTTAATACAAAGCAGCTTGATTGCGTCTGCAGGAGTCCGCAGATCATGGTATTTGTGCTCTGAGCCATAGCGCTCACCCAGATCACCCAGCAACCTCACGGTCTGCTGCATACCGAAAGACCGCTGCGACACTAGAAACATAGTATCGCCTCAATGGCTCTACCGCACTTAGTGAATTTTGCCGTTGATGCAAAATCCTCTCATCAGCCAACAAAATTGCAGCATGCATTGGTGTTGCTGTCCCAAGCTTCATGATCAGTACATCGCCAGGCTTGCGACGACTGAATTGAACCGGCCTAAAGCCTATGGCAACAGCTTGCTGCAAAAAAACGCTCTCACAGGTCTCTAAGTTTTCAGGGCGGTCAAAATCAGGCAGCTTGATCCCTTGCAGCTCAAACCAGTCGCGGATCAACGTGAAGCAATCAAACTTTCCATACTCCCACTGTCTGCCGATTAAGGATTGATGGTTGACCATTGCTTGTCCGGCACGCTCCAAATATGCCACGGAATCTTTGTCCCGGCGCATGAACTTATATCGGTTTTGCTGGCTGGCCCGCCTTTAGGGTGAGAATGGACTATCGCCTCGACAGAGCCGAACATTGCTGCAAGCGCATAATCCTTGGGCTCGATAACAAAATTGACCTCCGGATCATCGGCAATATTGCGACAAGGCCAATACTCGCCATTGACTACAAGCCCACATGATTCCATTGGAGCGGACCTAGCTGCGTGCTGTTCAGCATCAGGCCTGAAGTCGAGCACCTGGAAAGCCTCCAAACGGCAACAAATCATCGTCAGGGCCAATGCCTTTGCCCTTCGGAAAGCGCTTCTCGCACGCTTCTAAATTCTTGGCGCATTGATCATCTGCTGCGTCACTGACTTGCTGGTTTTGCAAGTTAAACATTTTGCCTGGCTTATAGCCGCACTCAGTGCCTTTATAAATCCAAGGACAATGTTCAACCACCTGCCTTGAAGGCAAACGCAAATCAGTTAAATCAAGTTTTCCCACCAATTCAAACTCAACGACTTGAGGATTTTCTGTCGCGACACGGTCGATATACCAAGACTCATAACCACCATTGAACATCGCGGTAGGGTCGGCCGCAGCATTCACGCCTCCAGGGAAATTCACAGCATCAAGGAATTTCTTACAGGTACGAATTCTTCTCACCTCCGCTTGAAGTGGATTGTAAATATCCAAAAGCTGGCTAATCGCACCATCAGCATTAGCAACTTTCATGCTAGGACGAGGCAAAGTGCCTTTTGTGGTCACTTCAAACCCATCGACTTCGATCGGCACGGCTGAGTATGTATCGCCATCGAAAACAATATTGCTCGACAGCTGATTTGTTCCGGCGTGGTAGTAAAGGATGTCGTCAATACCATTAACAGCAGCAGTCAAGTGCAACTGAAACAGCTCAATAATTGCTGAAGGCTCTAAAGAGTGCAGCTCTACTTTTACGTTTTCTGGTGTTGCGGTCATGCTTCAAACACCTCCTCAAAAGTAGCTTCAATGTCAAAAAGGTTCGAATAAGGCATGGTCTTCACCCATGACCTGCAAATCCACTTGTAAGTGTCAGTCTCATCAGGAGGCGACCAATCAAACGATTCATTCCCGCCTCTAGCTTCTAAAAAATCCTCAATAGTATTTGTATCAGTAGCAGTCCTGTTGCGCCAAGCTAGCTGCCAAATCTTCTTGTCTTGGTTGATGCCAAAAACTGATCGCTGCGAATAGCCAGAGCCAAACTCAGCAACGCGAACCTTGGGCTGCGCTTGCTTGCTGGCTCCATAATCAGCCTCAATGTCGGGGAAGGTGGCCATTAGCTCAAGAGTCCTCCAGGTCGTTTTTGTTTGATCAGCTCAGACTGCACGGCTGCGCCAATAAGCTTGCCAAGCTGCCGTGACTCATCTTCTTGGCCCTCCACGCTGCTGCCAGACGCATCAACATTAACGACAATATCGCCAATGCCACCTGCAGATTCAACCCCTAGCTTGCCGTTACGCCCGCGACGTAAAGGAAGAATGGCCTCAGGCCCAGCTTCTCCCATAAGACCAAAATTGCCTGACCCGCCACTGGCATATTGGAAAAGCGTCGGCTTGTTGACGATGCCACCCTTGGCGTAAGGGACAATTCCGTTTTTAAAGACTCCGCCTTTAGCGTAATTTTGATTGCCAGGCCAGCCAGCTGCGTTAGCAGCAGACTGTTGAGTCTCAGTACCCCCTCCACCACCACCACCGGCAAATGAACCAATAATGAACTCAACAAACTTGAGAGCGGCGAGCTTAATTGCTGCAGCTGCGATTTCTGCTGCCATATCCATGAAGTAATCACTCATGCTCTTGAAGAAGCTACTAAGCGCTTCTTTGCCAGTCATTGTTCCGTCAATAAGTCCTTTGAAAGATGCCTTGAATGATTCACCCATTGCATTGGCAAACCCTGTGACCTGCTTGAGTGGATCAACCAAATTCTTGAGCGCTTCTTCTTGATCTTTAATAGCCTGAGTCAGGCCCTCCATGAATGTTGTCTCTTCCTGAGTGCTTCTAACGGTGTCAGTAGCATCCGCCGCCTCGCCCTCCAACGCTTTTTTCTTGCGCTTGATTGCGTCAATCTGCTCTTCAATAATTCTCAACTCCTCTTCCCCTAGGCCTGTCTTTTGCTTGCCTGCTTCGAGGCTTAAAAGCTCAGCATCAAGCTTTGCTAGCCCAGCCTCTTTTGCCCTAGCAATGTTAACTATTTGTGTTGCAATCTCTGGATTTATACCTTGAGCAAGCAGTTCCTTATGCTGCTTGTCGAATCGAACTTTGTCCTGCACTCCTTTGACAATATTGTCGATAGGGCCTTTGGCTTGTTGATATAAACCGTCGATGGCTTTCTGCAGCTCCTGCTGCTCTGCCTTTCTTTGATTGGTTCGTGTAGAAGCAATAGCGTTATCAATCTCAGCGTTCGTACCCTTTTGCTGCAGTTCAGCAATCTTGTCAGAAAGCTTTCCTCGTTGATTCAACTGCTTTGCTAGCAGACCTGAGATCTTGCCCTCAGATTGCGCAAGGTTGAGCCTTGCTAACTGGCTCCTTTCAAGAGCCTGCGCTGCTTTTACGCGATTAGCAAGAGCTGTTGCCTCTGAGTCACTGCCTCCAGTTGAGTCATCAGGCTTGACTGGGTCGTACTGAAAGCGCTTGAAGTTGTAAGACTCCAAAGCAGCACCTTGAGTGGGCCTGGTGTCAGTAATCTGCTCTCTTTTTATTCGTAATTCGTCAATTTGCTTGTTGAGCCTGGCAACAGCCTGCTCTTCAGCCTCATACCCCCCTATCAATTCATAATCATCTCCTGATTTTGCTTGTGCGGCCACAAGCTTCTCCAGAGCTTTATCCCGGTCTTTTTGAAGTCTGTCTAGCTCTGCATTGACCTCCGCAACGCTGCCTTCTTTCAGTAAATCATTAAATCTCTTTTGCTCTTTCGCAGCATTAAAAATAGCTCCGGCAAGTATGCCAGCAGTTGCAGCAAGAGCCGTAAACGGATTGGCAAGTGCCACATTTACAAGCTCTGTTTTTATCAAAGCAAGAGCGGTTCTTATCCCGCCAAGACTTACAGTAACTGCAGTAATTTTCGATGCTGCAAAAACAGCAAAAGCGGCAGTTGCTGCAACAACAAGAGTGTCTAAATTCTTGGCAAGGCTCAAAAAGAGTTTCGCGATTTTGGGCACATTGTCTACCAAGAATGGTGTTATATCTTTAATAAACCCAGCAAAAGCTTTTTGGAATTCAGCGCCAATCGGAACCAATGCCTTCCCTATCTCTGCTTGCATCTCTTGAATAACAACAGTCAGTCTCGCTCCAGCCTCTGCGTTTGAATTTGAAATTTTTTCTGCTGTCCCGCTATAAGTATCGCCTAGAGCGACAATAAAATTCATTAGCTCATTCAGTCCGACAGTACCTTTCTTCAAGTTTTCTTGAAGCTGAGGCAAGGTCATGTCGTTCGCCTCAGCAAACTTTGTCACTGCTCCTGGCAGACGCTCACCAAGCTGGCCTGAAAGTTCCTCTGCAGAAACTTTTCCTTTACTGAAGACCTGAACCATTGCCGTAATAGCGCCCCTTACGTCTTCAGTGCTGCCGCCAGTGGCTTTGATCGCAGCAGTGACATTCTTGAAAGTCAGCTCTGCATCTTCAATTGGACCACCTGCGCCTTTTACAGCAGCAGCAAGTCTTGTTACTCCTGCAATTGCGTCTCTCTGCGGAACATTAAATCTTTCAGTGGCGTCCTGAGCTGCCTCAATCGCCGAACTGTATTCAGCCTGACTTCCTGCAACACCTTTTAGTGCGATTTGCAGTTTTTCAATATCAGCTGCATAGGAAGCTGCGCCTGCTGTCAGTTCTCGAATGCCTTTGAGCTGTGCACCAATAGCAGCACCTGCAAATGCACCTTGAACTCCACCTAATGCCGCGCCACCGAGCGCACCAATCGCACCTTCAGGTCCGCCAAAGATGCCGCCAGATACAACGGCGCCCGCAATCTGCGTCGTAGCACGAGCGCCTAGCCCTCCACCAGCAGAGCTGGGCTTGGCCTTCGCCATTTGTGCATCAAGTTTTTTGATGTCCTCTGTAAGGTTTTTAAAGGTTGCGCTACCTATTCGCGCCTCGTCTCTTAGCGCCGCAAGAGCGTTTCTTTGGCTTTTAAAGTTACTAATTGACTGCGTGCTTGCCTTCCCTACGTCTAGAATTTCTTTTCTTAATTTACTAATGGCTGGACTAGTGTTGCCAGCCACAACGTTGGTCATCCCCTTTAAAGAGGATGAGAGCTTGCTAATTATCTGTTGAGTTCCAGCGTCCTTGAACTCAAGCTTGATGGAAAGAGTCTCAATTGCCTTTGCCATCAGAGCGTTTCCTCAGTTCAGATAGAGCTGCTGCCTCCAGTATCTGAAGGCGTTCCAGCACGTCGCGGCGATCTTTCACATTGTATAGGTCAAATAAGCCGCCGGAACCCAGCAGCACCTCGTATTTCAGGCCGACATAGCCGGCCATAGAGACGGTCCATTGCGTCTGCATGCGTAAGAACATCATGACCGCCTCCCAGTTTTCCTCCCAAACCTCGAAGTGCTCTTTCTTCGTCTCTATCTCGGTAGGCAATTGAAGCCCAAAAGCAGCCGCGTCATCATGCGACCGATCCTCTACCTGCTTGCCGCCAGTCGCCCAATAGACAGCGGCTTCCTTCAGTTTCCCGCTTCAGCCTCGTTGTAAGTCGAGGTGTATGCGCTGATGACTGCCTTGATCCAATACGGGTCGTCTGCAAACTCTTTCAGTGTTTTCTTGTCAAACACAATTGGAGTTCCATCTTCTTCCTCGATCCCTTCCCAGCCAGCAAGGATCAAATTGAGCAAAGCGTTCTCATCTTCATCAGCCATGCCGGTAATCACCGAACGGGCAACGCGATTAAAAATCGCTGTGAATTCATGGCTGTCAAATTTTCCAGGTTTTGTCTCGCTTGGCTCTTTGACCTCAACAGGCCATTTGAAGGTTTTTACCTTCTTGCGAACAAAAGCCATTAGATAAGGGCATAAGCTGGCTCAGCTTACACAAAAAAAGGGAGCCCGCAAAGGCTCCCCGTGCAGCTCAAGAGTTGCAATCTAAGTGAACACGATCTCCAGCTCGTCATTGCCAGAGGTGCTGGGCACTGCAGTGAAGGGGATTTCCAGCATTGCAATGCCATCCAGATCGCCATAAGAGACGTCCGCGATGTCAGCTTTTGCCGTGTCCACTTTCACCTTGTTGCCAGCAGTCGTGCCATGCGTGAACTCAATGATTCCAAGGGTGTCAGCCAACGCCGTGGCGAAATAATCCTTGGTCGCAATGCTGACTGCTTCAATCTGAACGCTGCCCGTCACGTTCCGGTTCGTCAGAAGGACTTCTCCAGTGCCGCCCACAAGCTCGCGATAAACGATCTCGTTGCCCATGTCCAAGCTGTAGTTAGACAGCTTGGCTGTGGTCAGCCCCATTACGTTCAAGTCAGTCGTATTGCCTTTTTTGAAAATCAAAGGCGTAGCTTGATTTGCGTAACTGACAGTTGGCTGAGCGCTGTCATCTGGCGCCACATAAATTCCGGTCATCGTGAAATCGATGGTCGGGATTTCTCCGACGTTAGCTGTGATCGAGAAGGTTCCTCGCGCACCCGTCACCTTGTGGCGAACACCATCAAGGTTGTAGTGGATAGTGACCGAATCAAAGTCTGCGCTCAAAGGGGTGTAGGTGACGCTTGTGTCCGCAACGACTGCCTCGCCGAAACCACATGCTTTGAGTGCCTTGCCATATCGAGGCGCAGTACCAGCAGTGCCGGAGCCCGCAAGCTCAACACTGAAAGTGCATTCAACACGAGTGTTAGCAAGCAGCTGCTCAGATGCACCCAGATATGGACGAATCAGATCGCGGCTGACGACATCACTCTGTTGAGGGACAATGCTCAAGTCACGAACGAGGACAGCATCAGCACCCTCAGGGCCGGCGTCAGTCCCGTAGGTCGACTCCTCCTCGATCAGAATCAGGCGTTTGCGTGTTAGCAGTGCCATTGGTTGGTTCCTGAGATGAAGTTGATGAAGACGCTCGCCTGATCAAAGTGCGCTCGCCTGTTTCTGGGTTCAGCGGATAGGTTCCGCCTTCCCAGTGCGTTCAATTGTCATGTTAAGTGGAGAGGGTTGTTAGGTTCACACCAGCGTTGGCTTCACTGGCTTAAGTCATCAACCTCACTCCTATATCTAATTTCGTACTCACAGAAAATCACCCCAGCAGGCTCATCTGCTTCCAACAGTTGAAAGCTGGTTTGGGCTGGGCGAACGTCAATCGCTTGGCCGCCAAGAGTCAGATCTGCCATCAGCTTTGAATGCAGATCTTCGATGGTGTCATCAGCGGCTTGATCAGGGATATCTGCACGCTCGATGACCACGATCCGAATACGCAGCGTCCAATCCAGCGTCGGCAAACTGGTGTTTTGCTCAGGCGTGTCGCTAATCGGCTCAATAACAATTGCAGGTGACTCGCCCCGACTAAACGGCTCCACCCTGCTCCTGTAGATGCGCGTGCCGACACCAGCGGTGCCTGTCAAAGCAGTTTTGACCGCAGCAAGGATGTTCTCGCGCTTGGTAGTCATATGCCTAGGCCAGGGTCACGCTTGTTCTCCACGATATACAAAGCACGCTTATAAAAAAAGCTGTCGGTCTTGCCGGCAGCTTCTAAAGCCTCTTTTACTCGGACCCAGTTCTCGTAGGTCGTTTTTTTCACTAGTCACAAGCCATCCAGATATTTACACTCTCGTCAGTCCCGATAGCAGTGCAACGACACCTCACATAACGAACCACTTTGTGTGAATAACTGTGGCCGTAGGTGCCAGTGGATTCGTGCGTCTTCTCGTCGCCAAGCGCGAACCAATTGATTCCGTCAATGCTCCCCTCATCAAGAGTCTTGATGTTGGTTCCTGTGATCGTATGAGCGAAGGTGAACTTAGTCCCTGAGACCTCTACAGCGTCAGTCGAGGCCGTGGTCGTGAGCGTACCCAGCTCGGCAATGTTGTCCCGACGACTAGCCCAGCTACCGTAGATCCCAGACATCAGTCCTTCATCAGCATCACACGCATTATCTTGCCATCGTCAAGCAACATTGGCTCTCGCACGGTGTAATCCACGCTGTCGACAGTCATGGTGTCGCCTCGCGTCACAGACGAAAAATCAGATGTCTTCACCACCACTGCGTAGTCAGTCGTCAAGACCACTCCGTCAGCAATAACTTCCGTTGGCGACTCGAAGTATCCCACTCCGTTTGTCGCGCCAAAAACAACTGGCACAGTGAAGCCCGGCGTATCAAAAAAGGCGTCGAGATCTTCAGTGAATGAAAGTGCCATATGAAAAAGCCCCCGCATTGCGGGGGCAGCGAATCAAAAATCAGGCGTATTTTTTCTGGCCCAAGCCAGTCACGCTCACAGCACCAGTGCCAGTTCCTGTGACAGTGATGACAACACGCGCATAGCGCTTGATCTCATCAGAGTTCACGACAAGGCTCTCAACGAGAGCAGTGTTGGCAGTGGTGGTAGTGAAGGCAGCATCAGTGACATCAGCAAAAGTGCTGTTGTCAGAAGAGTCCTGCACCTTGACTGCATAGGTGACGCCAGAGCCGCCAGCCTCAGCGTCAAGAATCAGGGTGATGTCACCTTCATAGTCTTGAAGGTCAACGCCTGCTTCGTTGCTGCTAGCTGCAACAACGTCGTTAGGCGCAAACGACAGGACATCAAATGTCCGCCGTGTGTTACCGACGCTCATTGCTTAGTTCTCCTGCGAGTGGTTTTGGGCTTAGGAGCCTCCTCCTCAGAAGGCTCTTCTTCGACAGCCTCCTCGTCCTCCTTGTACTCGACAGCCTTGCCAAGACCAAGCAGGATTCGGGCGTCTTCGTTGCTGACCTCCAAAATGGAGCCCGCAAGTGCGGGCTCACCGGAGATCATCACTTGCCTCAGAATTTCAACCTTCATGAGTCAGAAGCGATGGAACAAGTCACCTGTTATCAGGTGCCCAGGCAGAATGCGCCAGCTTGCTTGACAGCGAAGTCAACATCTTGCAGGGCAATGATGCGGACGGTGCCAGCAGTTGCTCCGGCGTAAGGATCCACGGTCAGATCCAGGCCAGACCACATGCCCATGATCAGCATGCTGAAGTCGCCGAACAGAGCGTCGTTGTTCTGCAGCTGGTTCGACACGATCACGGGGTAGCCGTTGATCTCGTCGTTCTCGTACACGAACTGAGCGGTGCCGGATGCCTTCTCGGTGCTCTTCAGAGCGCCACGGGCAGATGCGTTGATGATGTAACGCAGGGAGCCAGCATCAGCGTTGGCAGCAGCCACATCGGTTTCCATGCCGATGTACTCAGCGAAGGTGCCGAAGGTGGTGATGGTCTGGGAACCAATGCCGCTGGTGTTGTTAATACCGAGAGGCTGGTTGGAGGAGCCGGTGCCGTAGATGCCGACGCGGTCCAGTTCCAGAGCAATCACACGAGCCAGGTCATCGCGGACCATGGCTTCCACGTCGATGCTGGACTGAAGCAGCAGGCGACGGGAGTAGTCGACGAAGGCGCCACAAGTCTTGGGAGACATGTTCACCTGATCGATAGCCTGTTGGCTTTCGGTCGGAGAAGAAGACTCACCAACCCAGTAGGCGGTGGCAGCTGAGGTCTGACGGGGGATCGAGATGTTGCCAGACAGTCCGCTCAGGGTGGTCATGCCGGCTTGAGCCAGAGCAAGACGGTTGCGGAGCAGATCGATGAAGCTGCCAGACAGCAGTTCGTCATCAACGAGGTTGCCGCCAGCGGTGGCAGTACCAACGTTCAGGTCACGACGCAGGACCTCGTTGGGCACCACGATGCCGTTAGAGGTGCGCTCGTACTGCTTAGCAGCAGCGTTGCCAACTTCGATCTCGAACTCGGCTTCGCGACGTGCGCTTTGATCGCCAGGGTTGGCGAGATAGTTCAGAGCACGAATGAAGCTGAAGCGCTTGACTTCTTTCTGGGAAAGGCCGACATCGTTGGAAGTGACATCGGCAGAACGGATGGGCTGTTCCACTTGACGGGTTCCGATTTTTTCGAGGAATGCAGCACGAGCTTCGTCGAGGGAGTTGTCTCCATCGATCAGTTCTTGTGCCAGGTCTGCCATACGGTGCTGAGCACCCAGGGCGTTGATGGCGGCAACGCGGTCTTTTTCAGCCTTTTTGGCCTCCGACCGGATCACCTCCAGGTTGGGAGTTTGTTCTTCCATCGCAGGAGCGGGTTTAGATGCGGTGGTGACCGCTGAACGAGTTTCCTGTTTCTCAACAGGAGCTTCGTTTGTAATAGTAGTGTCTTCTGGTTGTGAAGATTCAGGCATAGCAGGCTCTTCGGAAAGAAGTGAACGTCCGATTCCAATTGTGGGGTCAGCTGGAATCGAAACCAAGCTCAATTCGTGCGGCGTCCAGCTAGTCGCAAGCACTCCATCTTCACGCTGCTCAGCATCATCGATGGAATAGCCAAACGAAATACCGCGCAAGATGCCGTCTTTAACGTCATCTAAGTACTGTTTGGCGAAATCAGAGCGTGAAAAGCGCACTTTTGCATATGCACGCTTTTTGTCCTTGTCGTGCCATGCGCGCTCAACAACGCCCAGAACTTTGTCTGGATTGTGGTTGAACAGGAATGGTGCGCCGTCATTTAGACGAACGAAATTGGGCGCCCCCTCGTCATGACTCAGCACTTCAGCGCCGAAATACCGTTGAACCGGGTACTCAGAGCTGAAAGGAAACTCAAAACTCCGCTCGTCAATAGAGCGAATTTCAGTCGCCTCGGTCCGCTGCATCCGCTCGCCAACGACTGAACGCTTCTCTTCAGGCTCCTCAGCCCGAATGTCGGCGATTTTCGTCAACGTGCTGAACTTATGCCCAGCAAAAATATCCGTCTCTTCGCCATCGCGATAAATCGCAATCAGCGCAGCCGGATCTTCTGCGGTGCCGGTGATCTCGAATGTGCTGCCCGGCACGTCGATTTTGCCGTCACGCTCGATTCGAGTGATCTTGCCCCGGGCGCGACCCCCTGGAGAGTTCCAAGAAACAAAGTCGCCAGTTTTCAGGGCATCGGGTGCTGCCCTTTCTTGTTCCTGCTCCATAGAAGTCAAGAGTTCTTCCTCATTATTGCTAATAAGTTGTCTACCTTCTCGTGCTTTCTTGATTCGGGCTGAACGAGCATCAGACCAAGACTTGCCGGCATCACCACCCCAAGCCGCCCAAGCAACTCTTCCGTTGCTGGGATAGCCATCCTCTCCAGGGCTAAATCCTTCGCCCTGTTTGTCCACAAGATGTCTCGCAAACCAAGCCGACATCTGAACTACGGTGTCGGGACTTAACTCTCTACCACTCAAAATCTGACTAGCCCTGGTGCGGGCAACGTCAGTGCCGCCACCCTCACCATCAGCCTTCCAGTCGCGATAACGCTGAGCCTCAGTCCTCATGCCCTCGTTGGGCATAAGGTCAATCTCAACTCCGTTTACGCTTGCCATTTGTCCGTTTGCGGGTGGGCTGGGGTTGATCTGATTCAAGCAATTCAAGCTGTGTGCCTTCGTCTGTCAGATCTAAATCCTTGTCTAGTTTGATCCCAGCCTCAGCTGTCAGTTGCTGCTCCCTAGCCAACTCATTGACGTTGTCGTCAAAATCACCGCCCGAGTAAGCAATGATCTGAGCCTTAGTCATGTACCCAGCCTGCTCAGCCTCCCTGTAAGCCTTGACCTCCTTGAGGGGGTCAACCCAGCTCCAGCCACGCGGCATCCATCGCGGAGAAAGATAACGCTCAGGCCGCAACTCATAATCAGGGAAATTGCAGTAGCCGCTGAGCACTGCAAGATTGAGCCACTCGCGGTATACCCGCATGTGGAAATTATCGATGAGATACTTCTGAACTACTCGCCAATGCTCGCGGTCCTCCAAAAGCGAAAGCCGTGAGCTGCTGTAGTTGGTGTCGCTGAAGTCGCGAGACAACGTCTCATACGAACAGCCAAAGCCCGACGCAAAGCGACGCACCTTGTTTTTGACAAACATCTCAAACTGCTGATCGGGCGAATCAATGTCAGGCACAGACACTGTCTCGCCAGGCGACAGATACTTAAACGTCCCAGGTTCGAACTCACTAATTCGCTGGTTGTTCTCCACATCGTCAGCGATCATTTCGCCTTCGTTGTTAGTAATGAAGCCCATGATGCTCGCGCCAGCGCGAGCCCGAATCACCGCGGCTTCCTCATAGCCCTGCAGCTGATGCGCATCCGCCATCACGCTGTGGAACCAAGGCACACCACGGTTCTGCCCAGGGCGCTCTGGCATGAACAGATGAATCACATCATCTGCCGGCAGGAATACATGCTTCCTGTTCGGTTCTGGGTTGCCCTGGAACCAAGTATCGCCAGGATGACGAGTCAATATCGCGTAGCGAACAGGCCGCCCCCACTCATTCACCTCAACGCCATTGCGCCACTCGTTACCGGTGGCCAATGTGTTCCCCTGGTAGGCCTCATCCAGCAGATCGCTTTCCAGCATCTGCAGCGCCAACGGGACCTTTGAATCGCCGAAAGGCCGTCTAATAATCCTAAAAAGCGCTTCGCCGGACTCGCACATGGCGCCAGCCGCTAGCCATTCAAAGTCGTGGAAGCTATAGCGGCCACCCGTGTCACAAGCATTAGGGCGGGCCCAATAGGACCACTTCTGCTCGATCTCGTTGTTAATGCGGTTGTCCCGCTTGCTGCCGCGAAGCTGCAAAACCTGAGACTGAAGCTTGATGCCAGTGCCGATCACATTGATCTGGGTTGTCCGCTTCGCTTGACGCGCATACGGATTGTTCCGGACCATCTCGCGGGAACGATCCCGCAAACGACGCAGGTTCGTTCTGATCTCAGCGTCAGCACTCGCCTGCGTTGACATCCAGTCGGATGTCAGGCGAGAAACCATCGCGCCGGCATACCCGCGACGGATTGATCGCGGGTTGGGCTTGCCAAAGCCCAAGAAACTCATGATGCGAGTGCGGATACCCATGATCAGTTGAACCTCACGAACATGTTGCGCGGATTGCCAAGGCCGTTGGCCATCAGCTCAGCCTGTTCTTCACGCTTAACCTCACCCTTCAGTCGGCCTTCAAGCTGAATTAAGTCGGCAAGGTCATATCGCTTCAGATTGCGATTGCCGATCCTGTACTCCTGTACAGCGCCGCCATTCAGAAGTGTTCTAATTGCTGTCTGAACTGCCTCAAGATCTTTCTTAGCCTGAGAGCGTCCATCAAAAGCGCCAGGAGTTCCTGAATATTCAAGAGCCGCCTGAACAACAAGACTGCCTGATCCCAGCGTGATCTTTTCTGAGCCTTTCTCTGCAATCGCCTGGAAATACCACGTCCCTGCATCAAAATCAGCAGAATCAGTCGCTGAAATCGTAAACTCCCAGCCCTGTTGGTAAACAGAACCGGTTGAAATATGTCCTTCAGAAGACGTATTCGTCCTCAGGAAATACTTCAAGGTCCAGCTTCCGCTGTCGATGTCATTGCCGAAAACATCCGTTGTGGAGTCATCTCTCCACTTCACGGTGTCGCCAGCCCGGATCTCGCTTGGGATGTTCACGGGAGCTACCAGCGTTGGACGAAATTACGGCGATTAGGCCGTTTTTGCTGCTTTGATCCTAGCTGAGGCGCCTTATTAGGCTCATTACGACGCTCAAACTGATCCCAAATGCTCCGGCGATCGTATTTCTGATACATCCGGTGCAAAGCGGCATATGCGTAGACCATTTCGTCCAACGCCTCGTTTGGACTTTGGCTTTTTTTGACCCAAACGCGCTCCGGAAAGCCATTCCGATACCGAAGCACCTGTCGCTCAGCTGTTAGCTCTGAAAAGTAGTCAGGGCCAACCGTTGGATAGAAATGAAGGTATCCAGGGCCAGGGTCATTGTGCTTTAACCGTCCAAACAACAGCGATTTCACTCCATCCACGCCAACAGGGAACAATTGAGCGCCATTTTTCATCGCTCTGCCCTTGAAGTTGATATCAACCTTGCTCGGCTTGCCCAAAGGTGGCTTGCCCTTTTGACCCATGCCTTTAATCGCGATCACACCCATCGCCGCACGCTCTCGCGAATACCCGTACACCTCTTGTGTGTGGTGACCACCAGAGTCAATACAACAAACCTCGATATTCAGCTTGCGGCCATCTTCTGTCTCATACGGATTCTGCAAGACCTCATCTAGCTGCTTCCATACTTCCGGCCTGGACGGTGATCCATGAAGAACAACTCGATCAACCAGATAAGCCTCTTCATCTCTCGCCCAACCCCACACCGACAAACTGAGTCTGTCGTCCTGACAGTCACATCCACACGTCAGCAACAACACTTCAGCTGGTGGTGATGCCTGCTTGTACTTCTCCTCAGCAGCACGCTGCATCAGCGACTCGCCGCTCATCTTGCTGGCGTATTCGTCCTCCCAAACCTCGCCAACGATCGTATTCACCCAAGTTTTTAATTGCTCAGCATCATGCTTTGCCTCTAAAAACTCCTCCACCAGATTTGACCAAGCAGCATTAGGGCTGTAGCTGTACGCCGCCCAGATATGAAACCCCGCATGCTTCCCGTTGAATTCACTGGTTCCGCGCCACTCGCCGCGCTCAACCATCCAACGCTTCTTGGCATGCGGGATGTGCTCCTTACACTTCTCGCACTCGTAGCAAGCAGTTGACGGGTCATCGTTGAACCACTTGATCTGCGCCCAACGCAGATACTGCATATGGCTGCAGCTGGGGCAGGGGACGTAATACCGCCTCTGATCAGACTGCTGATACATCCGCTCAATCCGACTGAAGTCCTTCACCGTCGGAGTAGAGCCAGAAACAATCTTCCGGTTCCAGTAGTACTCAGTACGCCTGATGCCCAGCTTGATCTGGTCACCTTCAGAGCCAGCTGAAGGCGGATAGCCGTCGACCTCGTCGAACAAGACAATCCGCCTGCTAACACGCCGGAAGCCACGCGGTGAGTTAGCTCCCACCAAACTAAGCGTCCCGCCTGGAAACTGTTTCTGCAGGATCGTGTTGGCACCATCCTTGGCCTTGGCCTCACTAACCAAGCCCTTGAGCACCGGAGTGTCACGCAGCATCGGTGCGATCTCTTCCTTTGAATATCCCTGCGCGTCCTCAATCGTCGGCTGAACCAGCATGATTGGCGCTGGATCTTGATGGATGTGATACCCAATCACATGGTTCAAAATCTTCGAGTAGCCAACCCTGGCTGACTTCATCACCGTCACCTGCTCAATACATGGATCGGTGATCGCATCCATGATTCCTTTCTGGTAAGGCAGTGTTCTCCATCTGCCACCTTCAGCACTTGACTCAGCACTCAGGAACGCATTCTCATCTGCCCATTCACTCAGGCTCAGCTTCTTTGGTGGCTTGAACGCCAAAAATGCCTTCTTGGTCAGCAGGTCGACGTTGCTCATTCCTCTGCCTCCCCGGCCAGATCTTCCAGCGTTTCGCGCACAATATCCTCCAAACACGCCATCGCAGCAGCATCAAGATCCGGAATCCGCTGCTTTGCCTTGCTTGGGATACCCAGCATCTTGCCCCTAGCCAAAGTGATCACCTCGACCCACTTCGCCTCAACTTCATCGACCGGGACCAGCTTGCCTGCCTTGGTTTGACGGTCTAACTCCAGCAGCTCAGCCTTCAAATACTCGGTCCGTGCTCTGCTCTCGTCGTAATCCGGGATGTATTCCTGGGTACGAGAAATGCGCGGCTCGGCTTTAGGGCGGCCCCTTGGCCGTGACACTTTCTGTTCAGGCTGTCCGGCTTCCAGTTCCTTTGCCTTCTTGTGCGCGGTAGTATTTCGGGTTTGCGTGTTTTTCCGATAGTCCTCAGCGAGCGTGGACGTGTCTATTCGTTTCTGACCTTTCTCGTCGAGAACAACTTTTATGCGGCCTTTTGCAATGGCTGCGTGAACTGACGGTGGCGTGATGCCAAGAATTCGTGCTGCTTCGGCTTGAGTTACTAGTGCCATTCGGCAATTTCAGGAAAAAGTAAAAAATGCAATGTGTAGTGAGACGGTAGAGGTTTTTCGTCTGGCTCGATAAGACTGTCAATAACTATTAGCCTACTTTAAGCACTTGTGCCTAGAAAAATAGTGCGGTTCGAAA